CCCGTGACAACGTTGGACGAGAAGGCTTAGCACGCCTGGTCGCGGATGTACTCTTGGAATCCCCTATTACAGGCGAGCGCATTCCGCTCAAGTTGTATGACTACCAATGTCTGGCCGGAGACTTCTCATTTGACCTCTCGAGCGAGCCAACGGTTGCCTCAGCAAAAGTCATCGAGCTCGGATATACGAATGGCGATAACCGATCGGTGGTTATGAAAATTTGGGCCAAAGACGTTGATGACATTCACACAGTTGCCAAAAAATTGATTGGGCCAACATTCACATTCTCAAGTCATCGTCTCAATTACGCTCGAATTTCAGTCCGCACGCACAAGGTCGCAGGAGAGCGAGCACGAAACATCAGCATCGTGATGCGCGACGAGAACAAGTGCAACATCAAAACGAAAAGGGATAAAGACCGTGCACTGTGCGACCGCCTCCTTGCCCGTTGGGGATTGGTGAAAGAAATCGGCAATGAAGAAGCTGACGACACCAGCACTGATTGAATTGACCGAGGTCTTTGAAAAATCTGACTCATCACAGTCAGATCTAGAGGGACTTCGTGTTCAAGGCGTACCTGGCTGGGATTTATGCAAGTTCGCACGGATCACTCCTGCCATAACCAGCCACTGGCTGAACAAAGTCGGCTACGCAGGGACGATGCCTGCCTACCGTGGTGATGAGAAGGTCCAAGTTGAGATTACGGAACTTGATGATTCAGATTCGTCAAATTTTCAATACCGATGTCCAGAAACATTTCGCATGCGTCGTGTTGCGGCCAGTGCAATTGCTGTCTACGCCGTAAAAGCTGAGATGTACCTTGATTACATCGCGGAGCTATTCGGCATTCACAATGCCGCCCGTTCCGGGGCTAAACAAGCCCCTATATTGGGGTGTCTCTGGAAACTAGGGAGCGCTCGAATTGGTCCATCTCAGGTCCCGATCTGGTTCGTTCGAGAGCTTGGAGTAAAGCTTGACAAAGTAATCACACACTTGAACGACGTCTCCGTTAATCCTGGCGGCTTACTCGTTACTTCTGGGTTTGATTTGCCCAAGAATATTCAGTTTCCGAAGAATTTTCGAGTTGTGCGTCTGCAAGAAGCACTCGTTGAATTCACACGATTTTCACAACTTGATTTCACCTACCTTGAGCGACTCATGAGTCAACCAGTAGGAGCGCTGGCCATCAAAACAGGAAAGGTGTATTTCAACGAGAGCACATCTACGCTTTCGATCGCCACGATAAAGGAGCCTTGGAAAATCGGAGGAGTAAAACAACCCAAGGCCGTTCAGCGCATGTACCAGGCTGCTTGCTCAGATATATGGGAATTAACACACGCGGAGGTACTTGATGCCGCATACAAAGGTGCTCCAGAGAGCGAACGCAAGGGAAAGACCATCCATGATTTGTTCAAAAAGAATGACAAATGGAAAACATATTTGCGCCTCACTCGCAGAGGACATATTGCGTTCAATTTAGCCCCCGACTGATCACTGCAAAACCTTCAGAAAACCGCCTTCTTGGCGGTTTTTTTTTGGACTTTGACAACCTAAACACACCTGAAACAGCCAGAAAACTCAGCCCCCATATTCGCCCCCATATTTCGGGGGTGGCCGCCCCCATAAGCCCAAGAGGACAGTCCAACTCACGAACTCGCAATTACCTGAAAGGAGCGAAAAGTGAGCGTAAAACACCTCAATCAACGCCAATTGGCGGAACGTTGGGACATCAGCTTGAGGACCTTGGAGCGCTGGCGCTGTGAGGGTATTGGTCCCCTTTATCTCAAGCTTCAAGGCCGCGTTTTGTATCGAGTCGAAGACGTCGACAAGTACGAAACCCGATGCCTGCATGCCAGCACTTCGGCACGCGCAGCAGTTGGAGGTGTGGCATGACTGCACCTCTTACACACGCCGAAATCAGCGGCACGCCAATCTCCACCTTGGCAAATCTTTCAGCCCAAGAGCTGTTGGTACTCAAGGCATCACTGTCTCGTGACTATGTCACCGCCAAGTCTGCACTTGAACACCTGGATCGGGCGCTGAATCAAAAGTACAGCGAACGCGCCAAAAGCCTTCGCATGCAAGAAGGCAAAGACACAGGGGTTGTCCATTTCACCGATGGCGATGTCCGTGTGAGCTTTGACCTTCCTAAACGCGTCGATTGGGATCAGGAGATTTTGTCAACCCTGTACACGACGTTCGTGTCGACGGGACAAGACCCTGCCAAGTACATCGACTGCGCATATCGCGTGAGCGAATCCAAATTCAAAGAGTGGGACACGGAAATCCGCCAGCTCTTTGAGCCCGCTCGAACCGTCAAAGGTGGCAAGCCATCTCTATCCCTTGAACAAATCACGGAGTAAAGCCATGTTCAAAAACCTTCTCCCCTCCTTGCGCAAGAAGTCCTTCGTTATGGAGGATTTGCCTGAAACCATCTCTGTTCCTAGCTACGGCAATAAGCCAGAAGTCCCAGCGCTGAGCATTGAAATCGCGACAGTGGATGACATTGCATTCGCCATTCGCGAACTGGATCAAAAGTCCACTGCCATCTATACGCAGATCAGCTCCTTGCGTCGCTTGCATGATCTTGCGCGCCGTCGCGGTGCCGTTGGTACGGACAAAGTCGCCGACATCTTTGAAGGCGAGGTCTGACATGAAGTTGCAGTTCATCACAGCTGAGCAGCGCATGGCAGAAAAACGCGGCTCCAAAGGCGTCATCTTGGGTCCATCTGGCGTAGGGAAAACCTCGCTGCTGCACACCACAGATCCAGAGAAAACCTTATTCATTGACTTGGAGGCAGGTGATCTGTCTGTCATGGGATGGAGTGGCGCAAGCGTCCGCCCCAGAACTTGGCAAGAGTGCCGCGACCTCGCTTGTTTTATTGGAGGCCCCAATCCCGCTTTGCGAGATGACCAGCCCTATAGCCAGGCTCATTACGACAGCGTATGTGCAGCGCTTGGTGATCCAGCAGTCCTGGACAAGTACTCGCTGATCTTTGTCGACAGCATCACGGTAGCCGGACGTCTGTGCCTCCAGTGGGCCAAGGGTCAACCGCAGTCCTACTCGGAGAAAACAGGCAAAGCAGACACACGAGCTGCGTATGGGCTCCACGGAAGCGAGCTGATTGGATGGCTCACACAGCTGCAGCACGTGCGCAACAAAGACATCTGGATGGTTGGGATCTTGGATGAAAAGCTTGATGACTTCAATCGCAAGGTGTTCTCACCGCAAATTGAAGGCTCCAAGGCTTCCCTTGAGCTACCCGGAATCGTTGACCAAGTTGTCTCAATGGTTGTCCTCAAAAACGAAGAAGGCAATCCGTACCGCGCATTTGTGTGCCAGCACATCAACCCATGGGGCTACCCATCAAAAGACCGCTCTGGGCGACTTGACGTCATCGAAGAGCCAAACCTCGGGCGCTTGATCTCAAAGATCACCAGCCCCCGTCAACAACAAATCGATAAAGGGAATTCCAAATGAACAGCTACTCACCTAATGCCGCTTGGTCGGATTTCAACGACGCAGAAGATCAACGCGAATTCGCACTGATTCCACACAAATCAATCGTCAAAGTTATCGCCAGCATTCGTCCCGGTGGTTATGACGATGCCAACCACGGTTGGGTTGGTGGATATGCAACGCGCTCGGACAAGACTGGTGCCATCTACCTCAACGTCAAATACACAATCATCGAAGGTCAGTACGCCAAGCGAGTGATCTTTGGACTGATTGGATTGCACAGCTCAAAGGGGCCGGAATGGGCAAACATTGGTCGTAGCTTCCTACGGGCAATGCTCAATTCCGCTCGCGGCATACACCCGGCAGACAACTCACAGCAGGCACAAAACGCACGGCGTATTCGTGGATTCGGCGATCTGGATGGCCTGACATTCGCCGCTAAGGTGGAGATCGAAAAGGACCAAAACAACGAAGAGCGCAACGTGATCAAGGCGGTAATCCAACCCGATCACAAAGAGTACGCAAGTGTGATGGGTGGCACTCCAACCGCTCAAGCGCCTGTCCCTCAATCTTCTCCGACTCAAGCTGTTCAGCCTAGCTCGAATGGCTTTTCGATGCCCGCCTGGGCCAAGTAAGGGGGCATCATGATTCTTCGCCCCCGTCAGAGAGACTTTGTCTCTCGGTGTGTCAGTGCCCTCAAGGCACACGGGAACACGCTTGGCGTCGCCCCCACGGGGGCGGGAAAAACAATCTGCCTCTCAGGAACAGCAGGTGAGCTACTGTCTATGCCTGATGCAAAGGCATGCGTCATAGCTCATCGTGACGTTCTGACCAGCCAGAACCGTGACAAGTTCTCCAAAGTGAATCCGCGAATCAAGACCTCGGTCTTTGACTCACGGGAGAAGTCTTGGGATGGCCAGGTCACGTTTGGCATGGTTCAGACGTTGGCTCGAAATGTCTCTGACATCCCACGACTTGATTTGCTGGTAATTGATGAGGCGCATCACTGTGCGGCACCGACATACCGCGCGGTCATTGATCAGGTGCGGGATAAAAACCCGAACGCATTGATCTTTGGCGTTACGGCTACTCCGAACCGGGGTGATGGCAAAGGCCTTCGAGAAGTTTTCACAAACGTGGCTGATCAGATCAGACTTGGGGAACTAATTCGTTCAGGTCATCTGGTCACTCCCCGTACCTTTGTGATCGACGTCGGCACGCAATCTGCGCTAGACGGAGTCAGGAAACTTGCTTCGGACTACGACATGGAGCAAGTCGCCTCCATCATGAACACGTCCCCAGTGAACGAGTCTGTCGTAAAGCACTGGAAAGAGAAAGCAGCAGGAAGAAAAACCATCGCATTCGCTGCAACCGTTGAACATGCGCGTGCAGTTTGCACTGCCTTTTTAAAAGGTGGGGTGAATGCAGACGTGATTTACGGCGAAATGAGCGCAACAGAACGCTCTGTCGTACTTGATCGTTTCGAGCATGGTCAAACCGAAGTACTGGTGAATGTGGCGATCCTGACTGAAGGGTACGACTTCACCCCAACAGCCTGTGTCGTGTTGCTGAGACCAAGCTCATACAAGTCAACTCTGATCCAAATGATTGGGCGTGGACTTCGTGTTGTTGATCCGAATGAGCATCCTGGCCTCGTCAAATCCGACTGCATCGTTCTTGACTTTGGCACTGCGTCTCTCAAACACGGAAGTCTTGAGCAAGAAGTAGATCTAAATGGATATGACGCCCAGGGAGATGCGCCACAGAAGACTTGCCCTGAGTGTGATGCCGAGATTCCACTTGGTTGTCACGAGTGTCCGATCTGCGGGCATGAATTCTCGAGTACCGAAAAAGACATCGGATCGGGACTAAGTGACTTCGTGATGACTGAGATTGATCTTCTCAAGAGATCGAATTTCTCGTGGTGCGATCTCTTCGGCGATGACTGCGCCTTGCTTGCGACAGGCTTTATTGCTTGGGCAGGAGTCTTCTTCCTAAGCGGGCGCTGGTACGCAGTGGGTGGGGTTGAAAAAGGCGGCTCACGCTTGCTGGGTGTTGGTGAGCGAAGTATTTGTCTGGCTCAGGCAAATGACTGGCTCAACAACAACGAAAGCGATGACGCCGCCCACAAGACCAAACGCTGGCTCAACGAACCGCCAACAACCGGGCAACTCAAGTACCTCCCAGTGGAGTTCCGAGCTGATTACGGTTTGACTCGATATCAAGCCTCTGCCTTGCTGACTTTCATGTTCAACAAGTCTGCCATTCGTCGTCTAGTCAATGCAGCCAATGACTCTCAAATGAACCCACAACTGGAGGCTGCGTGAAATGTCATATCTGCTCCAGACAAGCAAAAGGTTACGGCTACTTCAATCCGAAGCTCAAACGATCCGACCCGATGCGGTACAGCCATCGTTGGGTGTTTTGCAGTCGTCGGTGCCAAGAGGCCTTTTCAAAAGCCATGAAAAAACTCACCGACTTCACGGAGGCCGGTGTGATTGATCCATCTGAAATGGAAACCGAGTCCATGCACTCAGCGCTCCTCCCATTGGGGGAATTCGTGAGTTCCATTGGGATGGAGCGACCTTTCTCTCAATACAGCAAAGCTGAAGTTCTTCGCCTGATTGAGGTTGTCATCGATGCCTATCAAGCCTCGATGCTCGCCAAACACGAGGAACAAGCTGAACGCGAACGCATTTATTTCGAGCGTCTTGCCGAGCGCCAATCTCGTCAATGACACCTACAAGTCACAGGAACAAGAACAAATGATTGACCTAAACCACCAACCAAAATTTCATGAACGAGTTAGCGCACTACTTGATGCGTCAATTCAGCGTGAGCGAGGCAAACAGCCCAAGCGCTCCTATCTCGGCGCATCTCGTCTTGGGGTTTCCTGCGAGAGAGCACTTCAATTCGAGTTCACTAACACGCCGAAGGATGAGGATGGAGATTTTCCTGGCCGGATCTTGCGCGTCTTTGATGTTGGGCACGCCCTTGAGGACCTTGTCATTAATTGGCTGAGAGCAGCTGGATTTGATCTGTACACCCGCAAGCAAGATGGTCACCAATTTGGATTCTCTGTCGCGGGCGGAAAGATCAAAGGCCACGTGGACGGCATTCTTGCTGGAGCCCCCACTGAGCTCGAGCTGGCATTTCCCATGCTTTGGGAGTGCAAGACGATGAACGACAAAAACTGGAAGGAAACCGCCAAGAAGGGGGTTGAGGCATCCAAGCCTGTTTATGCCGCGCAAATGGCTGTCTACCAAGCCTATATGGAGCCAAGCGTGCCTGGCATCTCCTCCAATCCAGCTTTGTTCACTGCGGTCAACAAGGACACCCAAGAGGTCTGGTGTGAGCTTGTTCCTTTCAATGCAGCCTTGGCCCAACGTATGTCTGATCGGGCTGTAAAGGTGCTTCAGGCAACAAACGCTGGCGAACTGCTTCCGCGCATCGCAAGCCAACAGACCTTCTTTGAGTGCCGTTCCTGCTCATGGAGCAATCGTTGCTGGAACGGCCCACAGGAAATCTCGATGGAGGTTTCCCAATGAAAGGAAATGCAACAAAGCCATCCTCAAACAAGAAGGCATGCACCCTCACTCGTGCCAAGCCGCTGATTCCCGCTTCGTTGGTTGAAAGACTGCTGATGCGACATGTGGATTTCATCTCGCCTGAGTCGAGATTGATCGTGGCCGTCATTAAGCAAGGATTCATCGACCTCAATGCTCCGTCTGAACATCTTCGCCGCGAGGCTTGCAAGTTTTTCAAAGACGACCGTCTAGGTCTTTGGTCTGAACGTGTTGGTATCTCTGCGCATTTCGTTCGTGAAATTGCTGTCAAAGGTGGTTTTTTGCCCATGGAATTCATGGGCCTGAATGGAGGTGCAAATGCTTGATTTCAATAATGAAGAAACAGGAGCACCTTCAACCCCTCACGATTCAGACCGCGATGCAATTCGGAATGAATTGATCGCACGCATCGAATCTGTTCTTTTTTCGATCATGCCTGCTGGCAAGGTTGTTCATGGGAAATTCGTAGTCGGGGATATCTTGGGCAGTCCTGGACGCAGTCTTGAAGTTGAAATTGATGGTGAGCGTGCAGGTCTTTGGATAGACAGAGCTACTGGCCATGGCGGTGACGTCTTTGATCTGATCGCGGCGAACTCTGGTTTGTCTTCTCAGGTGGACTTTGGTGAGGTTCTCAATGCAGCTCGGGAGCTACTTGGCCGTCCCATGGCTCAGCGACCTGCGCGAAAGAAGTCCAACGTCATGATCGATGACCTTGGCCCTGCGACATCCAAGTGGGATTACTTTTCTGCAGACGGAACGCTCATCGCATGCGTCTACCGATATGACCCCGAGCCTGGTCGCAAGGAATTCAGACCTTGGGATGCAAAGCGTAGAAAGCTCGCACCTCCCGATCCGCGTCCGCTGTTCAATCAGCCTGGCATTGCAACCGCTGACACCGTTGTCCTGGTTGAAGGGGAAAAGTGCGCCCAAGCATTGATCGACTTGGGTGTGTGCGCCACTACGGCCATGCATGGTGCAAACGCGCCTGTGAACAAAACGGACTGGAGCCCTTTGACTGGCAAGAACGTCTTGATCTGGCCAGACCGAGATAAACCAGGCTGGGAGTACGCCATGCACGCTTCTGAGGCGGTCATGGCAGTGGGTGCGACATCATGCGCCGTACTCATTCCCCCGACTGAACCCACTCCAGAACACCCCCAAGGTGAGCCTGACGGATGGGATGCGGCAGATGCGTTGGCACAGGGCTTTGACGTCCATGAATTCCTGGCTCATGGGGAGCGGTTGCAACTTCAGGCAGCAATCACCGATGTCGAACCCGTGGTTGATGAAATAACCGAACAGTCGGTTTGGGCGACCGAGGATGCTTTGGCGCTGACCTTCTCGACCCGTTACGGGCAAGACTGGCGCTATGTCGCAACCTGGGGCAAGTGGGTCTTTTGGACGGGCAAGCGTTGGCAAGTTGAGGAAACGCTTGCAGCCAACCAATTGATGCGACAGATCTGCCGAGAGGCAGCTCTGAAGGCCGACTCTCATCGACTGTCTGCACGGTTGGCAAGCAGCGGAACAGTTGCTGGTCTGGAACGACTTGCTCGTTCGGATCGTCGTCACGCAGCTACTGCAGAAGAGTGGGATGCAGACATTTGGTTGATCAACACCCCCGAGGGAGTTGTTGACCTGAAGTCTGGTGGCAAACGTCCACACGACCGCCTGGATCGAATGACCAAGATCACTACAGCCAGTCCGTCTGGAGATTGCCCCGTCTGGAAGCAATTCCTGAACGAGGTGACTGGTGGCAATAAAGACTTGCAGTCCTACTTGCAGAGGATGGCGGGCTACGCGCTTACCGGGTCCACGCAAGAGCATGCGATCTTCTTCCTGTATGGAACTGGAGCCAACGGAAAGTCAGTCTTCACCAACACCCTCGCCACGATCATGGGCGACTATGCAGCCAATGCACCCATGGATACGTTCATGGAAAGTCGCACCGATCGCCACCCAACGGACATGGCAGGTCTCAGGGGGGCTCGGTATGTGTCTGCAGGTGAAACGGAGCAGGGTCGCCGTTGGGCTGAGTCAAAGATCAAAAGCCTGACTGGTGGCGACAAGATTTCCGCTCGCTTTATGCGAAAGGATTTCTTCGAGTTCTTTCCGCAGTTCAAGCTCTTTTGCGCAGGCAATCACAAACCAGCAATCCGCAACATCGATGAAGCGATGAAGCGCAGGCTGCACTTGATTCCGTTCACGGTAACCATTCCGCCCGAGAGGCGTGACAAGAACTTGCAGCAAAAGCTCCTTGCCGAGCGTGATGGAATCATGGCATGGGCACTTGAGGGATGTCTGCAATGGCAACGCCTCGGGAAGCTCGAACCTCCCAAGGATGTTCTAGATGCCACTGACGAGTATTTCGAAGAAGAAGACTCGATTGGTGAATTTCTGGACGAGGAATGCACCCTCTCTGCCACGTCACGCGAAACGATTTCGGCAATTTACATCCGATGGCGAGAGCGAGCCGAAAGACGCGGGGAGTACTACGGAACAAGTCGCTGGCTTTCTCAGCAACTGATCAACAGGGGCTTTTCTCGAACCCGTCTAAGCGGGGGAACAAAAGCGCTCATGGGTTTGTCGCTCAAGCCTAAAGAGATGGGCTACATGCCCTACCGAGATGACTGACAAGGTCTGTGACCGAAAGTGACTCTCCTTTCTAAATCTCTCTATACGTGCGCGTGCGCACACGTGAGCAGTTAATGGAAATCAGGTCACTTTTGGTCACTCATAAAAGAAATGGAGATAAAAGTGTCGATTAATCATGTATTCGCGCTCGATCTGGGCACACAGACAGGTTGGGCCTTGATTGCAGCCAGTGGCTCAGTCACAAGTGGAACCCAGTCCTTCAAACCGCAACGCTTCGAAGGTGGTGGCATGCGCTTTCTGCGCTTCAAGCGCTGGCTGACCGAAATGAAGCAATGCACCCCGTCCATCGAACTGGTTGTTTTCGAAGAGGTTCGCAGGCATGCAGGCGTGGATGCAGCGCATGCATACGGTGGGTTCATGGGACAACTGACAGCTTGGTGTGAGCACCACCAACTCCCGTACCAGGGCATTCCAGTTGGAACGATCAAGAAGCACGCCACAGGTCGTGGTAACGCAAGCAAGGAGGAAATGATCGAAGCGATTCGCGCCAAGGGACACAACCCAGATGACGACAACGAAGCAGATGCCATTGCACTGGCTTACCTGGCAAAAGCAATGAATGAATCCTCAATGGAGGTGGGTAAATGAAGATTCCAAATCGTCCCTATCAATGCCCATTGGGGAAAGCACAGCCCACACCAATCAATCTGGATGCAATCAAAAAATCGGGATGGCTAGAACAACACATTCTTGTGATTTCAGATGAAGACGACCGACTTGATTTCATCGAGCGAGAGTTCATTCGACGAATTGGTAATCGCTTGTATGGCAAAGGGAGGCCGTGATCATGAGAGTGGAACAGAAGATTTGGACTATCGATGATGTGGATAACGAACTGCGACAAGCTGCACGCACCGCGCATCGCTTGCCTCCAGTTCGAGTTGCCGGGTATGTCAGTCGCTGGCCCGTCATCATCAGGACAGATGGCGAAAAGGTTACCGTTGAGGAACAGAAGCCCTTTCGCATCCCCCCTTCTCCAAAGGATGTGGATCAAATGCTTGAGGCAATGCGGTGGATGCACTGGCTAGACGTTGAGCAACGCCACCTTCTTTGGATGAGGGCTGAGCGGCATCGATGGTCTGAAATTGCGAAGCGATTTGCTTGCTGTTCTCGAACTGCACAAAGGCGGTGTGATGCTGCCATGCATCTGATATCGCTCTACCTAAACACGGAGAAAAAGTGAAATAGACGGGCCTCGAATATGAATGTCGGGGTCTGTCGGTTTTTGGCGAGATCGCGCTCTCCAAAGGGTGTCGCATTTAGTCCGGAATTCATCTACATTCTGGATACGGTCAGCAAGACCACGCGCTTTTGATTCCCGCGATAACTCGGGAACTCCTCTCCAAACTTCCCCCCAAATTCCCTATGAAACCCGAGATCCAAATGGTCCCGGTGGATTCGCTCATCCCGTATGCGCGAAACGCCCGCACCCACAGTGAAGAACAAATCGCCCAGATCGCTGCCAGCATTCGTGAGTTCGGTTGGACCAATCCAATCCTGACTGACGGTGACAAAGGTGTGATCGCTGGCCACGGTCGTTTGGCTGCAGCTCGAAAGCTTGAATTGACCGAGGTGCCCGTCATTGAATTGGGCCACCTAACTCCCGAGCAGAAGAAGGCCTACATCCTGGCCGACAACCGAATTGCACTCAACTCTGGCTGGGACGAGGAGTTGCTTAAGCTCGAATTGCAAGAGCTTCAAGGTGTTGACTTTGACTTGGACTTGCTCGGGTTTGGAGATGAAGAAATTGAACGCTTGCTCAATGGAGATGACGCAGGCGGTGGTTTGACCGAAGATGATGCAATCCCAGAAGCACCAGTAGATCCAGTATCCAGACCTGGGGATCTGTGGATTCTCGGCAACCACCGCCTCCTCTGCGGGGACTCAACGGTTCTAACGGATGTTGAGCGCCTCATGGACGGTCAATTGGCAGACATGGCTTTTACCGACCCACCCTACAACGTGGACTATGGCAACAATGCCAAGGACAAGATGCGGGGCAAAGACAGGCGCATCCTGAACGATGCGCTGGGTGAAGGGTTCTACCAATTTCTGTACGACGCCTGCGTGAACCTGCTGTTGGTCACTAAGGGCGGATGCTACGTTGCCATGAGCTCTTCGGAACTGCACACTCTCCAAAAAGCTTGGCTTGATGCAGGTGGCAAGTGGTCCACCTTCATCATCTGGGCCAAGAACACTTTCACATTGGGGAGAGCCGACTACCAACGTCAGTACGAACCCATCCTGTATGGCTGGAAGCAAGGCTCTGATCACTTTTGGTGTGGTGACCGGGATCAGTCGGATATCTGGAATTACAACAAGCCCCGGGTCAATGACTTGCACCCCACGATGAAGCCAGTCGAGCTGGTCGAGCGGGCCATCAAGAACTCATCTAAAACACGGGACATTGTGTTGGATCTGTTCGGTGGCTCTGGCACCACGCTGATCGCTTGTGAGAAAAACAACCGTCAGGCCCGATTGATGGAACTCGATCCCAAGTTCGTGGATGTGATTGTCAAACGTTGGGAGGATTACACAGGTAAAAAAGCAGAGCGTGTGCCCAGCGAACAATCTGCAGAAGTCACACTTGGTGACGCCGTCGTTCAGCCCTCATAATGAGAGCGATGGAAAACGACCTGCTACAAAGCATCGCCGCCAGAAAGCTCGCCATTAAAAAACGGGACGAGAAGATGTATGCCATGTACCAATGCGGCAGCGACTTTTCAACGATTGCACGTGCGTTTGATATGACGCGCGAAAATGCAATTAATCGAATCCAGCGTTGGGAACTTGCTATTGCAAAGGCTAATAGCACTAACCCGTTTGAAAAAGTTTCAGACAGAACTGCAAGGTTGCTACGAGATAACGGCGTGAATACTCCTGAAGCAGTTCAACAGGCTGGCCCCCAAGCACTTCTTCGCATCAGGAACTTTGGAACAAAAGCCCTACTTGAAGTTCAGAAATATTTTTTTCATAGCGTTTAGCCCAGCCTGGCAACATAACGTGGGCTATCGCCGCCAGACGGATCGATGAACAGGTTTGGACGTCCCGGAGCGCGCACCATCACGCACAAGCGGCCATCCCAGTAATCGCCACCCTTGCCTTTTAGCCAGTCGCGAGACTTGCTCAAGTTCAATTTAAAGCCATCGAATTCTTCAGGGTCCATCTCCCGGATCTCGGTCACGTAGACGGCCTCGACACCGCAAGATGCAATGTCGGAGATGTCTGTGGGCTTGCGGCCAAAGGGCAGCGGAATGCTGAGTTTTTGAACCTGCAATTCGCGGCCATCAAATTTGATGGTGATGGGCTGGGATTCAATTGTGATGGTGATGGGGTTCATATGGTCCTCAAACGGTAGTGGTGATTCGGTAAACGCGGTTTGTGCCGGTCTGTTTTTCTGAAGTGATCTCAAGGCCCAGCTTTTTCTTGAGTGCGCCCGCCATGACTCCCCTGACGGTATGCACTTGCCATTGAGTGACCTCGACCATCTGAGACAACGTGGCACCTTCCGGTCGCGTGAGCAATGCGATCAGCGCGGCTTGCTTGGTTCCGTCCCGTTGCTTGGCTGGAGCTGCTGGCTCAGTGCCGATGGACTGTAGGCCTGCGGTGGTGATCGCAAACAGCGTTGTGCCCTCGGGTGTTTTGCTGTGCGGTGCAATTAGCTCTGCGTTACCTAAGGCCGTAAGCACCTTGATGAGTGCGCCACCTTTGAGGTTGGCTGGAAAGTCAGCCAACAATTTTTGAGGATGCTTGGCCGCTGCTTGAAGCAGATTGCGTTGGGTGTCCGAGAGTTTCATTTCTTTCCTTTCGATGTTGGTGATGTGTTTTGTGCTGTTGCGATCCCTGCAGCGTAGGCGGCTTCAAGCGCGCTCTTGACCGCCCAGACCGAGACGTCGTGAAAGTCGAGTCGGTCGCGGTGTTGCGTTTCCAGCGTTTCGATGAACAGGTGCTCAAGGGCGATCTGCTCAATGACTTGTTGTTTGGTTTTGCTCATGGCGTTTCCTTTCATGCGTTGTGGATCTGTTCGGCTTTTGCAAAGCCCACCCAGTGGCCTTGCTTGTCCAACCCCCGGTTGGCGAGTTCTTTGCAGGCCAGCGCGTTGAGGTCTAGCTCCCCGTTGGCGACTGCTGCCAGGACCTTGTTCAGTGCGAGCTGGATGAATCCAAGCTCGTCGACAGTGAAGGTGGTATTTGCTTCGGTAGTCATTGCGTTCTCCTGTGTGCGTTGCGATGTAAAGCATTGACGCTCTGAATCGAGATGAAGCCAAGTTAATTACGCGATGTGTCGCTTAATTCTTGAAAGTTGATTGATATGCCAAGAAGTGCGCCAACCCCTTGCAGATACCCGGGTTGTATGGCTGTCTTGGCAAAGCCCGGTTACTGCGATTTGCACCGCGCTGCTACTCACCGTGAGTACGGTCGGGCAAGACGTAGTTTTGATACTGAGGTGGGCTTCTACCAATCGAAGAGTTGGCGGCTCTTGCGTGCAGGCTTCCTGCGGATGCACCCCTTGTGTGAGGGTTGCGCCAAATTAGGAAACGAAACACCAGCGGTCGTCGCTGATCACATTCAGCCAATCAAGGATGGCGGAGGACGCTTTGACCCAAGCAATCTGCAGGCGCTGTGCATCTCCTGTCACAACCGGAAGACTGCTCAAGAGACTGCCCGACGCCGCCCTAGGGGGTAGGGGGTCTAAATCTCTAGGAACGGCGCTCAAAGATGCGCGCGCCAGCTCAAATTTTTGCGCGTGCAAATTGAACTAGGGGGGGCTCCCCCTCCCCGGCCCCTCTGTGCGTCTTCGCACACAGCATTTACCGATTTATGTGCGGCAACACACATTCACGGCACCTTGAGTGCGAACTGGAATAAAGATGGCTGGACGAAAACCACTCCCCACCAAGGTAAAGCAGATCAAGGGGACCCTGCAAAAGTGCCGTACAAACCTTAGAGAGCCCAAGCCGACTGGCGACCTGGTGGACCCGCCTGATTACATGCCCGAAGGAGCCAAGGCGGCTTGGCGATATGCACTTGAGTGTGCGCCACCGCACTTACTCAGGCGACTGGATATGTCAGTCCTCGAGGTTTGGGCTTGCGCCGCCGACCTGTACCGAAAGGCACAAGCAGGTATCGCGAAGACAGGGTTGCTCGTGAAAGCACCCAACACCGGCGTGCCAATGCAGTCGCCATATTTGGCCATTGCCAACAAGCAGGCACAAATCATGACCAAAGCGGCCACGGAGATGGGGTTCACACCCGCATCCCGATCCCGTGTCACCTTGCCCATGGAAGCGGCGGACGATGACTTGGACCCTTGGGCCGATATTGCAGGATAAGTTCAATGGCTCAAGACAGTTATGCGGACATTGCCAAGATGTACGCAGAGAGGGTCGTGGCCGGAGAGATTCTCGCGTGCAAGTGGGTCAAGGCGGCCTGCCAGAGGCAGCTCAGTGATCTGAAAAAGTACAAGGGCAAGACCAGTCCCTACCGGTTCAATCCCAAGCTCACAAGCAAGAGCGGCAAGACCTACTACCCGGCGGACAATCTGTGCGCTTTTATTGAGCGGCTGCCGCACGTCAAGGGGCCGCTTGCGGGAGAGCCCATCACGCTGGAGCCGTGGCAGGTGTTCATCCTCACGACGGTTTTCGGATGGGTCAAGGCCGATGGGACGCGGCGCTTTCGTCGCTCATACATCGAGGTTCCACGAGGCAATGCCAAGTCCACTCTGTCTTCTGCGGTAGGCCTGTACATGTTGGCTGCCGATGGTGAGGGAGGTGCCGAGGTGTATTCGCTGGCCACCACCCGTGACCAGGCTCGCATCGTGTTTGGTGATGCCCAGACCATGGCGCGCCGCAGCCCGGGGTTTCGCAACCGGTTTTCGGTAAACGTCGGGGCGCACAACATGAACGTGTTGTCGTCTGGGTCAAAGTTTGAAGCACTTTCAGCCGAAGGTTCCACGCTGGACGGTCTGAACATTCATTTTGGTTGCGTCGACGAATTGCACGCGCACAAGACCCGCACGGTGTACGACGTGGTCGAGACCGGCACCGGCAAGCGGGACAACTCGCTCTTGTGGGTGATCACCACGGCAGGCAGCAACCGCGCGGGCATCTGCTACGAGGTCCGCTCGTTCGTGACCAAGCTGCTTGATGGCGTCTTCGAGGATGACACCCAGTTCGGGATCATCTACGGGCTTGATGATGGGGATGACTGGACAACTGAAGAGTCACTCATCAAGGCTAACCCCAACTGGGGCATTTCGGTGAGGTCCGAGGTGCTCGGGCCGCTGCAGGCCAAAGCCATGCAACTGCCCAGCGCCGTCAACAACTTCAAGACCAAACACCTCAATGAATGGGTGAACGCCGACACGGCCTGGATGGACATGCGCTCCTGGGATGCCTGTACCGAGCACGGGATGTTCATTGAGCAATTCGAAGGCCAGCCCTGCTGGATTGGCCTGGACCTGGCCAGTAAGACTGACATTGCTGCCTTGGTGGCGGTGTTCCGGCATCCTGAGATTTCGGATGCCTACGTGACCTTTGGCAAGTACTACCTGCCCGAGGACACGGTCAACGGCGCAGGCAACAGCCAGTACGGCGGCTGGATGCATTCGGGGCGGCTCATCGTCACCCCGGGCAACGTAATCGACTTTGGCTGGATCGAGTCGGATTTGCTGGACATGGCAACCCGTTACGAGATTCAAGCGGTGGCCTTCGACCCGTTCCAGGCCACTCAGCTTTCGACTCGGATGCTGGCCGAGGGTCTGCCCATGATCGAGGTGCGCCCCACGGTGCTGAACTTCAGCGAACCGATGAAGACCCTGGAAGCGCTAGTCCTGCAAAAGAAGCTCGTCCATGACGGCGACCCGGTACTGGCCTGGATGGCCAGCAACGTGGTGGCGCATCTGGACGTCAAAGACAACATCTATCCACGCAAGGAGCGAGCAGAAAACAAGATAGACGGCATCGTTGCACTGATCATGGCCCTCTCAAGGGCGATCAAACCGGGGGACTCGGTTGTGCTCGGATCCGACTATGAGTTGATGGTGCTCTGAGGCAATGGGACTTTTCACATTCATCGATCGATTCAGAGCCTCGAGCAGTGACCGATCCCCTTGGGGAGACTTCTTCTTTGAACCGGTGTCGGTGCGCAGCGCCTCAGGCATGCGCGTCTCGCCTGACGGGGCGTTGCGGCTCGCGGCGGTGTATGCCTGTGTGCGCATCCTGTCGGAGACCATGGCATCTCTTCCGGTGGTGGTTTACCGCCAGCGCAAGGACGGAGGCAAGGATCGGGTGTTCGATCACTGGCTCTACGGCCTTCTGGCCCGCAAGCCCAACCGGTTCCAGAACCCATTCGAGTGGCGCGAGATGCTGCAGGGGCACCTGGCTTTGCGAGGCAATGCTTTCTGCCAGATCATCTCCAACCCCAAGGGAGAAATCACCGAGCTCATGCCGCTTCACCCAGATCGGGTGCGCATGGAGGTGATGGACAGCGGGGACTTCCGATACCGGGTTCGCATGCAAAACGGGGATGAAACCGTATTCCCACGTGGGCAGATCTGGCACCTGCGCGGCCTGTCCTCGGACGGTCTGATGGGCATGAGCCCCATCGAGTTGGCCCGTGAGAGTCTGGGCATGGCGCTGGCCGCTCAGGACTACGGGGCACGGTTCTTCACGAACGACGCCAAACCCACGGGTGGCTGGATTGAGTTTCCAGGCACCTTCAAGGACCCTGAGGCCAAGCGGGTGTTCAGGGATTCCTACCAGGCGGCGCAGTCCGGCTCCAACCGGGGCAAAGTTTTGGTGCTGGAAAACGGCATGAAGTTCCATGAGGTGGGGGTCACGAACAAGGACGCCCAGTTCCTGGAGCTGCGCAAGTTCCAGATCACGGATATCGCCCGGCTGTTCCGGGTGCCTCCACACATGATCGCGGACTTGGATCGAGCGACATTCTCGAACATCGAGCAGCAGAGCCTGGAATTCGTCATGCACACCATGACGCCTTGGGCCGAGCGCTGGGAGGCCTCGATCGAGTCGGACCTCATGCTCGATGGTGACCAACTGGAAGTCGAGTTCGACTTTGCCAACCTGATGCGCGGGGATGCGGCAAGCCGCTCAGCCTACTACCAAAGCGGCATCCAAAACGGCTGGCTCACCCGCAACGAAGCACGGATTGCAGAAAACCTCAACCCGCTGCAAGGCTTAGACCAACCCCTTCGCCCGCTGAACATGGTGGAAGAAGAGGACGCCGAAGAGGCCGAGCAGGAAAACGAACCCAACGACTCAGAGCCCAACGAGAACGATGCACCCTCTGGTGATCAGGAGATGAGCATGCGCTTTCGCAAGCTGGTGCAGTCAAACGCAAGCCGATTGGGCAGGCGAATTGCACGCAAAGGCGTCCTTGATACCAATGAGATCCATCTGATCTCCCAGGCCTTTGGGCTCAATGAGAGCCATGTGCGTACCTGGGCGCAACAGCAAATACAGCCCTTTGAGGAAAACGCACTGGCTGCTTCCCTGATTCAACTTGGAATGAACACATGAACAAACAACTTCTGCTCTCCGAATTCCTGACCACGCCCTGGGCGCTGATGCCCGAGCGTTTGCAGGCCATGTCCGGCATCCTGACGCGCTGGTCTGTGGGCGAGCCGCCCAGCGACGAAACCCTGTTTCAGGTCAATACCGATCGCCTTATCCGTGACACCCGAAAACAAATGGCGGCCGCCAGCACGGGCACGGGCATCGCGGTGCTACCCCTGTACGGGGTGGTGACGCAGCGCGGCAACATGGTCGATGACATTTCCGGGCCGGGCAGCACCAGCACCCAGCAGTTCACTTCGGTCCTGCGCCAGATGTTGACCGATGATACTGTGGGCCAGATCCTGATCGACATCGACAGCCCTGGTGGCAGTGTCTATGGAGTCAGTGAGCTGGCCAGCGAAATCGTCAAGGCCCGTACCCAAAAGCCGGTCATTGCCGTGGCCAACAGCCTGGCGGCGTCTGCTGCTTATTGGATTGGCTGTTCGGCCAGCGAGTTCTACGTCACCCCGGGTGGCGAGGTGGGCTCAATCGGTGTGTGGCAAGCCCACTTCGATTATTCGAAGGCTCTGGAAGAAGAAGGGGTCAAGCCCACCCTGATTTCAGCGGGCAAATTCAAGGTCGAAGGCAACCCGTATGTTCCGCTCGACGAGCAGGCACAGGCCTTCATGCAATCCCGTGTGGACGACTACTACAACGCATTCGTTGAAGCAGTTGCCGTTGGAAGAGGAGTCTCGATCAGCGATGTCAGAGATGGAATGGGCGAAGGTCGCATGCTTGGCGCTGATGCAGCTTTAGCAATGAATATGGTCGATGGAATTTCAACCTTCGATGAAGTCCTAGCCAAGATGCAGTCCAGCATCAAGACCTCTGTGCCACGCGGTCAATTGCGGTTGAAGCAAGCGCGAGACGCACTCGCCTTGATCTGATTCATTTCATTTTCATTGCATCCCTCCGTTGAGGGGTGTGCCCACCTGCGACCCGTTGGTTGCAAACCCTGTCGCCGCCTTGAGTCATTTCGACCAGGCGGTTTTTTCATTTCTGGAGAACCAATCCATGAGTAAGCAACTCCGAGAGCTTCAGTCTCGCAAAGCAACCCTGGTCAAGGACGCTCGCTCCCTGACCGACATCGCTGCCGCTGAGCAGCGTGACATGAATGAGGAAGAAATCAGTGCTTTTGAAGCCCTGAAATCAAAGATCGAGGCAACTTCTGCTGCTATCGATCGAGAGGCAGCCTTGATCTCAGAAGAAGCGCAGATGAACTACACGGCTCAACTGCCCCATGCTTCTGTGATCACAGTTGTGGATAACGCAGCCGCAGACCTCAAGCATGGCTTCAAGAGCGTTGGCGAATTCCTTAAAACTGTTCGCCATGCACAAAATCCTGGTGCCTCGATTGATGAGCGTCTGCTCATCGGCATGAACCGAGGTGCCGTGGCTCCAAGCTCCTTCGGCAACGAAGGTTCTGCCCAAGATGGCGGCTTCTTGGTTCCTCCTCAGTTCGCACAAGAGATTTTCCAGCTGTCGCTGGGCGAGGACTCCCTCTTGCCTATGACCGACAACGTGGAAATCACAGGCAACACGATGGCGTTTCCCAAGGATGAGACCACGCCTTGGGGTACCAACGGCATCCGGGCCTATTGGCAAGGTGAGGCAGCTTCGGCGATTGGCACCAAACCAGTGCTGGGCCTGTCGACCCTGCGCCTTAAAAAGTTGATGGCGCTCGTGCCTGTGACTGATGAGTTGTTGGACGACACCAATGCGTTGTCCACCTATCTGCCCGACAAGATTGCGACTTCTATCCGCTGGAAGACCAATGAGTCGATCCTGTTTGGCTCCGGCACTGGCTTGCCTGTTGGCTGTATGACCAACGCAACGACCGTGACTGTGGCCAAAGAGTCGGGGCAAGCAACGCAGACGCTTTTGGCACAAAACCTGGCCAAGATGATCTCGCGCCTGCCACCCGGTTCATTTGGCAAGGCCGTCTGGATCGTGAACAACGATGTGCTGCCTGCACTGTTCACCCTCACCTTGGGCAACTACCCGATCTACCTGCCTACTGGCATGAATCCGGGAGGCATTCAGGTCTCGCCCTACGGCACCTTGCTCGGTCGTCCTGTATTTGTCTCTCAGCACGCCAACACTTTCTCCGCTGCGGGCGATGTGTTGCTGGCTGATCTGTCTTACTACCAGACGATCACCAAGGCAGGTGGCATGCAAACAGCAACTTCCATGCACCTGTATTTCGATGCGGATCTCACTGCATTTCGCACGACATTCCGCATGGATGGCCAATCCAAGATCGCTGCGCCGATCTCCCCCGCTAAGGGCAGCACGACCATGTCGCCCTTTGTCCAACTTGGCGCACGTTGATCGTCGCCTGAACCATAAGGAGAACTTTGATGTTTCCCAATGCAAAAGGCAGCGAACTGTTTTCGGTTCTGGCCACCCTCGACCCCGTCAGTCAAGCTGCGGGCACTGCAACGACAGGTTGGGTCTCTGCAGGCAACCATCACAACCTGCTAGCGCTGATTCAAAGCGGTGTCCTTGGCACTGGTGCCACGCTGGACGCGAAGATTCAGCAGGCAACGGATGCTTCTGGCACCGGAGCAAAGGATGTGACTGGAAAAACCATCACGCAATTGACTCAGGCTGGTAGTGGCTCTGCAAAGCAGGCCATCATCAATCTGCGTCCTGAGGATCTAGATGTCACAAACGGCTATGCCTACGTTCGCCTCTCGGTGACTGTGGGCGTTGCCGCCAGTCTGACTTCTGCACAGCTGCTCGGATTCAATCCCCGGTTCGCACCGGGCGATGCAAGCAATCAGGCTGCAGTCGCGCAAATCGTCTGATCCTGAGGGGAGACCAATCGCATGCCCATGCAATTGATCACCCCTCCCGCAGGTGAGCCCGTCTCTCTTCAAGAGGCCAAGGCTCATCTGCGGGTGGATTTCGATGATGACGATGGGTTGATCCAAGCATTGATCGCTGCAGCACGACAAGCAGCAGAGACCATCACCAACAGGCAGTTGATGTCTGCACGATGGAAGCTGGTTATGGATAGCTTTCCTGGACCAAGCCTCATGGGTGTGCCCGCTGGACAGCCTTTCTCATTGCCTGGGCATGCCATCCTCATCCATAAGTCACCCGTCTTGAACGTGGTGTCCATTAACTACCTCGACATGGCAGGCGTACTCCAGTCTATGCCTGCGAGTAATTACACGGTCGACGCAGCTTGTGAGCCAGCGAGGATCACACCTGTGTTCGGTCAGATCTGGCCGATTGCTCTTCCTCAAATTTGCGCGGTATCCGTCACCTTCGACGCTGGATATGGGGCGGCGGCATCGGTTCCCGAGGGGATTAAGAGCTGGATCAAGCTCAGAGTTGGCAGCCTGTATGCGCATCGCGAGGAAGTGGCAGCACTCTCCCGTGGACGTATTGAGCCGTTGCCTTTTGTAGATGGGTTGCTTGACCCTTTCAAGGTTTCCTTCATATGAATCCAATCAGCGCAGGCATGCTCACACGGCGCATCAAAATCCAGCGCCCCAGCACCATCAAAGATAGTGTCGGGGCACCATGCAGATCCTGGCTTGATGTTGCGACTGTGTGGGCGGACATCCAACCGCTGTCTGGAAAAGAAGCCGTAATTGCCAACCGGATCTCAGCGGAGTTATCGCATCAGATCATCGTCCGGTACCAGAGCCTGTTTGACAACCCTCAACAGGTGGCACAGATGCGAGTGCTTTACAAGGCACGGATCTTCAACATTCATTCGGCACTCAATGAGGATGAAAAGCGCACGCAGATCATCCTGCTGGCGTCGGAAGGGCTTGACGATGGCTAAGCATGAAACGGTCAAAGTCGAAGGGCTAGCCGAGTTGGCCAAGGCACTCCGTGAGCTACCTGATCGAGTTGCCAAGAACGGGTTGCGAGTGTCCGTCTACGCGGGAGCAAAAGTCATTCGAGACGAGGCAAGACTGCGTGCTCCCAGGGCGGCTCAGTCGCTGGGACCCAATCAGCCTCCACCAGGAACGCTCAAGCGCTCAGTGATCATGAAACACATCCCTGAGCTTTCAACCCTGACCCGACAGACATTCTTTGTGACCGTGCGTCATGGAAAAAAGTACCGCAAGCAAGGCAAGAAAGGCACCCTTTCGCAGGATGCCTGGTACTGGAGATTTCTGGAATTCGGCACGCGAAAGATGAGAGCACAGCCTTTCCTTCGACCAGCCCTTGAGGCCAAGCGACACGAAGCTGTCCAAGCAATGAAAGACCGCCTGTCAGACCGCATCGAACTTGAGGCCAAAGCGCTCAACAGAAAGTAATCATGCAGGACTTCTACAACGCCATCAAGGATTTGGCGGCTGGCGAGGTCTATGCGCTTGTTGTCGCTCAAGACGCACCTTACCCAGCCATCGTCTATACGCCCATCATGCAAGAACATATCTTCGGCATTGATGGTCCTCACGGCTTGCAGCGCGTGCGCGTGCAGGTCGACACCTATGCCAGAACGTATCAAGAGGCCTTGTT